ATTCGCGGCAAAAACCGTGGCCGCAAGCTGGAAAAGCAGTACTGGCCAGCGGGCATGAACAAGACCGGCCACTACCACATGCTGGGTTCGCCCGGTGCGGTGATTTTGCTGGCCGAAGGCTACGCCACGGGGGCGACGATTTTTGAAGCCACCGGCCTGTGCGTGGTGGTGGCCTTTGACGCCAACAACCTCTTGGCCGTGGCGCAGGTGCTGCATAAGACCTACCGCCACGCGCACATTCTGGTCTGCGCCGATGACGACTATCTGACCGCTGGCAACCCCGGTGTCACCAGCGCCCAGAACGCGGCGCTGGCCGTGTCCGGCTCGATGGTCAAGCCGGAATTTCCCGCAGACCGTGCGGGCAAGAAACTAACCGACTTCAATGACCTGGCGACCGTGCCCCATGGCGGGCTGCATGTGGTGCGTGCGCAAATCGAGGCGGCGCTGACCAAGGCCGGTGTAGACGTGCGGCTTGCCAAGCAGCGGGTGAGTGTCGGCAGCGCGGACGACGGCGCGGGGCTGCCGCCCGCCCAAGGGGGCGGGGGCGAGAACGCGCGGCTGCGCGCCGAAGCCATCATGCCGCTCGATGAACTGGTCGAGCGCTTCGTGCCGGTAGACGACGGCACCGGGGAGCACGTGTTTGATCTGTGGACAAACCGCATAGCGCGCAAGGCTCAAATGATCGCGCTGCTACCTGCCGGAGTGCGAGCCGACGACATCAAGCGGCATCCCTTGTGGGAGCAGCGCGGCGCGTACCACATCGATCAAATCGGCTTCGACCCGTCCGGCACGGACCCGGCGGTGGCGCTCAACACCTGGCGCGGCTGGCCCATGCAGCCCAGCACGCAAGGCTCCTGCGATTATCTGTTGGAGCTGCTGTACTGGCTGTGCAGCCAGGAAGAAAACGCCGACGAAGTACACGCCTGGCTACTCAAATGGATGGCCTACCCCCTGCAACATCCGGGTGCCAAGATGAGTAGTGCCGTCATCATGCACGGCCCGCAAGGCACGGGCAAATCCACGGTGTTCCAGACGCTGGGGAAAATCTACGGCGACTACGGCCAGATACTGAACCAGCGCGGGCTGGAAGACAAATTCAACAGCGATTGGGCAGACAGCAAACTGTTTCTGCTGGCCGAAGAAGTCGTCACGCGGCAGGAAATGTGGCACATCAAAAACGAGCTGAAAGAACTGGTCACGGGCGAATGGATACGCGTGAACCCCAAGAATCTGGCCGCCTACCGCCAGCGCAACCACATGAACATCGTGTACCTGTCCAACGAAAACCAGCCGCTGCCGCTGGAAAACGACGACAGGCGGCACATGGTGGTCTACACCCCACCCATGCAACCCGAAGAGTTTTACGACGACGTGCATCGGGAGCTGGAACACAACAATGGCATGGCGTGCTTCTACCACTACCTGCTGCACGAAGTGGACGTAAGCGATTTTCACCCCAAAAAGCGCCCGCCCATGACGCAATCCAAGCAGGCCTTGATCGACCTGTCGCTGCCCAGCGAGGCGGTATTCATCCGCGAATGGCAGTCCGGCCAGCTTGAGCTAAACGGCGACGAGGAGCCGCTACCGTTTTGCCCTTGCACCGGGCGGCAGCTCTACACCGCGTACAAAAAATGGGCGGGCATTGTGGGCGTAGCCAGGCCGCGCGATGAAACGCAATTCATTGGTTACGTGGGGCGGCTACCGGGCTGGCAGGCGGGCAAGACGGTGTCCACGTTGGAAGCCTTAAACAGCACCACCTACAAAAACCGCAAGATGGTCATCCCCAGCCCGGCGGCGCTGGCCGACGCGCAAGCCTCCGGAGCCAAGACCATTTCTGACGGCGATGGTGCCAAGCTGCGCGGGCGCTGGCTGACAGAATGTTTTTTCGCCTTCGGCAACGCGCTGGAGGTCACGCCATGATCGCACGCCATCGCCTCGATTATCGCACTGGGTTTAGCACGCCTAAATGCCCGCAAAGCCGCAAGATAACTAGTCGCACGCCTATAACGGGGTTACGCGCACGTGACGCGCGTGACACACGGGATACCCCCATGCGCGCGCACAACATCCTCGCGTAACGCGTGACCCCGTTATAGGCGTGCTATTAGTTATATCAAAGGGTTTAAGGCATTTAGGCGTGCTAAACCCAGTGCGATACGCCGTTAGATGGGGTGAGAAGAAGGCCAGCGAAGAAAGGGCAGCGTCATGACGGCTACCGCCCTGGAAACCAAAGCCGCCTTTGCTCGCCGTCTGGGCGTAAACAAATCCACCATCACCCGCGCCGGGCAAGAAGGGCGGCTGGTCATGCAGGATGGCAAGGTAGACGTGGCGGCCAGCCTGGCCCGCTGGCACGCCACCACAGGCGGGCGCACCGACCTGGCCGAAAAATACGCCCGCCAGCGCGGCAAAACCATCCACCCTATACCTACCCATACCATGGGACAAGAAAACGCCGCTACGGGGCTGTATTCAAGCGACAGGGGCATTGACGAAGAAGGGGAAGGCCATGCCAACCCCGACCGCACCCGCTACAAAGCCCTGGTGCTGCATTTCGAGAACCAGAGCATCAAGCTGCACATGGCGCTGGGCAAAGGCCTGCGTCACCGGCTGGCGGCGGTGCAGCGCGAAGCGTTCGGCCTGGGCGCGGCGCTGCAAGCATCGGTAGAGCGCCTGATTGACCAGGCCGCTCCGCGCCTGGCTGCCGCAACAGGCCGCGACGCCCGCGCCACGCTGCTGCGGGACGAATGCGGTCAGCTGGCGCGGGCTATCCGCGCGGAATTCGTGCGCAGCGCCCGGCGGCTGCGCAAGCAAGGGGGGCTGCCCCCTCAAAACGTCAAGGCGTGAACGAAATGGATAGGAAACAGCAGGAATATCAGCCTAAAAACAGCTTGGTCAGGATGATGCCGACACCGGCCAGCGTAGCCGTGACCATCCATTGCAGCAGCCGGATGTCGCTCTTGAGTTCCATGCGCAGTTCGCTTACGTCCCGCTTGCTGGCCCCATCGGTCGTGTCGCGCGATTCACGTATCACGTCCACAATCGCCCGTGCCTGCGCACGCGGGATGTCCGCCTGCTCCAGAGTATCGACCAGTTTCAGCGTATCGAAGGTCACGGTGCCCATCGGCTTTGCTCCAAAAACTCTCCCGAGTGTAGCGCATGCTATGGGTGACGGGCGCAGTTTCGTTGAACGTTCCGCCCAGCGGCAAGCGGGCTGATCATGGCTACCTTGACTGACCTGCAAACCGAGCGTGAGCGGCTGCGTGCGTTGGGTGCCAAAGGCGATTTTGAGGCGCTGCTGGCCGATACCGTCAGTCACCGTGACCTGATGGCCGCCGCCGCCGCGCTTCGGCGTGTCGTTGACGGCACGCTCGCCCGTCTGCCGAATCTGCTTGCATCGGCCATCGACGGCGAGCGCGACGAAACCCGCGTGCATTACCTGCTGTCCGATGCGGCGCACACGGCCTTGTCTGCGCTGGGCGCGGATGCCGCCAACCCCGCCGCGCCGCTGGTAAGCGTGGGCGAGCACTTCCAGCGCGGCGTGCGCCCGCGCGACCTGCTTACCGTCAGTCAATGGGCCGAGCGCCACCGCTGGTTACGCAGCGGCACCAACGCGCCGGGGCGCTGGAACACGGCGCTCACGCCCTACCTGCGCGAGATCATGGATGCCCTATCCGAGCACAGCCCGGTACGCGCAGTGGTGTTCAAAAAATCGTCTGGCGTGGGCGGCAGCGAAGTCATGATGAACTGGATCGGCTACGTCATGCACCACCTGCGCAACAAGGATTTGCTGGTGGTCATGCCCACGCTGGAGCTGCGCGACCGATCCCTGAACCCGCGCATGAACAAGATGATTGCGGAAACCGACGTGCTGGCCGGGCTGGTGTCCACCAGCCGCCGCGACAAATCCAACCGCGCCGACGTGGTGGAATACGGCGCGCACGCGCGCATCATCCGCAGCGGCGCGAACAGCGCCGATTCGCTGCGCTCGGATCACATCCCCTACGTCATTACCGATGAGGTCAGCGCCTTCCCCTGGGACATTGGCGGCGAGGGTGACCCCATGACGCTGATCGAAAACCGCCAGCGCACCTACAGCCGCGCCAAATCGTATTTTGTGAGCACCCCCACGCTGGCCGGGCGCTGCCGCGTGTCGCTACTGTTTTCACGCAGCGACCAGCGGCGTTACTTTGTGCCTTGTCCACACTGCGGCACGCGCCAGCCGTTGGAGTTTGACCGAACCGGCAAAGCCGCGCACGGCCTGAAATGGCGCACCACGCCCACCGTGGACGCGGCCACGGGCGAAGTGCTGCGCGCGCAGGTGTTATCGGCCTGGTACGTGTGCAAACACTGCGCAGCAGAGATTGCCGAGACCCACAAACCCGACATGCTGGCGCAAGGCGTGTGGATCGCCGCCGCGCCGCATATCAAACGCATGCGCGGCTACCAATTAAACGCGCTGTACGCGCCGGTCGGGCTAGGTCTGTCGTGGCGCGACGTAGCACAAAAATGGCTGGACAGCCAGGGCGATACGGCGGAAATGAAAGCCTTCGTCAACACCTATCTGGGCGAGACGTGGGAAGAGCAAGGCGACGGCATCGAAGCCGTGGCGCTCCTGTCGCGTCTGGAAGACTATGACCCGCACAGCATGACAGCCCCGCCGCCGTGGCGGCTGATTACTGCGGGCGTGGACGTGCAAAAAAACCGGCTGGAGGTGTCGATTGTCGGCTGGGGTGAAAAGGAAGAAGCGTGGTTGCTGGATCATCTCATCTTGCCCGGCGACACGACGCAGCCCGAGGTCTGGCAGGAGCTGGCCGCCAGCTTGCGCGAGGCCCGCGTGCAGCTGGCGGTGGTCGATAGTGGCTACAACGCCAGTTCTGTGTACGCCTTTTGTGCTGCGCACCGCTGGGCCGTGCCGGGCAAGGGCATGGCAGGCACCGCCCGCCCCTTGATCGAAGACGAACGCCGCCGCGCTGCCCGCCTGCGCCGTCGCATCAAGCGCCAGCACGTCGTCGAACCCATCGGCGTAGACCAGGGCAAGGCGCTGATCTACGCGCGCCTGAAGCTCGAACCCAAAACGGACGGCCAACCTTGCGCCGGGTTCATTCACTTCCCGCGCACGCCCGCCTTTGACGACGAATATTTCGCCCAGCTGGCGGCGGAAAAACTGGTTACGCGTCTGCGCGGTTCGCGCCCGTTTAGCGAATGGGTGCAAACCCGCGCCCGCAATGAAGCGCTCGATTGTCTGGTGTACGCGCTGGCGGCCATGCGCTTGGCGCGCGTGAACCTGTCGCAGCCTTCTGTAGCCGCCAGCGCATCCACCGAATCCACCGCCGCCGCCGCCCGCCGCCCCGCGCGACGGCGCATCGTCAGTGGCATTTAACGCCCACGCATCCATGCAGAAAGGTCACGCCATGTCTACCCGCTTATCCGCCAGTCAGCGCAATACCGTTCTGGAAGACCTGTCCGCCCTGATCGGCCTGCGCGCCACCGTGCTGCTGGCCGCCTGGTGGGGCGGGCGCAACATCGTCATCCCGGCGACGCGGCCAGAGACCAGCGTGATCGCCAAAGTCATAGGCGTCGAGGCCACGCGCTGCTTGTCCGACGCTTACGGCGCGGAACAAATCTTCATCCCCAGCCTGAACTGGTTCGAGGAAGTACGCCGCGCCAAGCAAGTCCACGCGCTACGCGCACGCGGTATTCCGGATGCGGAAATCGCGCAAATCATGGTCATGACGCGCAGGGAGGTGGCCGACATGGCCGAAGTCGGACGCTTCGCAGCGCAAGCCGTGGCGCAGGAAAAATCCGATAGGCGCGGGTGCTTGAGCCTGCTGGAACTGGAACCGCCGCAAGTCAGAGGCGGGCGCGGCGGGCAGGGAGGCCAGCCCACGAAGCGCCAGCGCGCTGTGCACGTCACCAGGCAAGCATGACCGGATTTCAACCCCTGCGGCGCAACCGGGCGTCGCGCATTGGAGATAGCCATGACAAACCATGAAAATATTTTGACAGTCGATGAGATTGCCGCTACCGGCATCTTTGTCGCGCAGGCAAGGATCATTGAGGCCGCCGTGCTGGCAAAACTGCGCCAGAACGACACAGAAAGCCTGATCGACCGCGCCTACCAAAACGATAACGGCGCACGGAAAATCTCGTTTCTGCCCGCCGGGCTGAACAGGACAGGCAAATACCACATGCTCGGAAAACCCGAGAAGGTGATTCTGGTTGCCGAAGACTATGACACCGCAATGACCGTACACAAGGCCACCGGCCATTGCGCCGTTGTCGCCCTTGACCTTAATAACCTGGCACCAGCCGCCCAGGCGCTGCATCAGGCGCACCCGCAAGCGCACATACTGGTGTGCGCCCGTGATGACTTCCTGATTCCAGAGAATCCGGGCGTCACCGCAGCCCAGGAAGCCGCCAAAGCGGCAGGTGGATCATGGCTGAAACCAGAATTCCCATACTCGCGTATGGGGAAAATCCTTGTCAACTTTCATGACCTTTCCATGTGCCACGGCGGCGGATTCCATGTTGTGCGGGAACAGATCGAAAAGGCGCTGCTGCCAATCACTGGCCCTATCGGTAAGGCCGCCCTCATCTACGGCCCGCAGGGCTGCGGGAAAACCCGTCACGCCAATGCCCTGGCGCTGTTCTACGGCAAGTCCAAGATCAAGGACTACGACGGTCGCACCGACCCGCGAAGCTACTGCCGTGACACCCTGGTTTTGACGAATGCGCCGCTACCTGGTGCCATTGACTTCGCTGATGCGATGCTTGCCGCTGGCTTGAACATCGACCAGGAAAACTGACAGGTAGGCACTACATGTTGACGTTTTCCGCTATGCGATCAAGTGATCGTGAAATGCGATCCAAACCGAATGTCGAAGTCGCCCGTGTATTCGGCAAGCGCCATGACGACGTGCTGCGCGCCATCAAAAATCTTTTGCCCCAGCTTCCGCCAGACCATGCCCGCAATTTTGCGGAGACGGTCATCACCCGCCCGAACCCCAGCGGCGGCGAACCGATCAAATCCCCCGCCTACCAACTCAACCGTGACGCCTTCGCCGCGCTGGCTTTCGGTTTTACCGGCAAAAAGGCCATTGTTTTTCGTTGCGCCTACATCGACGCCTTCAACCAGATGGAAGCGGCGCTGGCCGAACAGACGCAACCGGCATCCCCGGCAACACTGCCCGCGCCCGCTGTCCTTATCCCTGACGATGTCCAAGCGGCGATAGACGCCAAGGCATGGGAATTGTCCGCCCAGGCGCACCGCATCGTTCACCGACGCTTGCGCGCGCTGGCGGAAAGCACCGCCCGCGGCTACCCGCAGCGCACGATTGACCGCGAAAGCGCGCTTGTACACATTGCCGCCACAACGCTTGATGACGCCTTCATGCCGCTGCAACCCGATTTGCGCAGCATGCAGTTGCTGGCACAGGGCATTGTGGATTCCGCCCAACGCTACGCCGATGCCGTCCACAAAGGTATTACCGCTTTACGCCAGCGCGACGTGTTGCTCGCGCCAGTACTACTGAACGCATAAGGGGAAAGATCATGATAGGTAGCATGATGCCGTTCCAGTTCGAGGGCGCGGATATGCGCGTGACCCTGGCCGACGACGGCCAGCCGTGGTTTAACGCGATCGACGTGTGCGCGGTGCTGGATTTCGGCAATCCGTACCAGGCGCTTGCCACGCACGTTGATGTCGATGACCTCCAGAAATTGGAGGTCATCGACAGCCTGGGTCGCGTCCAGCAGGCCAACCACGTGAACGAGTCCGGCCTGTACTCGCTGATCCTGGGTAGCCGCAAGCCGCAGGCGCGGCGCTTCAAGCGCTGGGTCACGTCCGAAGTGCTGCCGACGATCCGGCGCACGGGCAGCTATTTCGGCCGCCCGCCAGCGGCGGATATGCGCGGGGCGAATACCGTGTTCTGGCTGATACCGGGCGCGGTGCGCGCGGCGCGTGTGCTGGGCCTGTCGCGGGATGCGGCCATCATCGCGGCCAACCGTACCGTCGCCACGCTAACGGGCATCGACACCATGCAGTTGCTGGACATCGAGCCGCCAGCGTCGGCGGCGCTGCCCGTACCCCGACCCGAGGCCGATTTCCTGCTGGCGTGGCAGACCGGCACGGTGGTGCTGCCCGGCGGTACGCCGCTGCCGTTCGTGCCTTGCACGGGCAGACAGCTTTATGCCGCCTACCTGGCATGGTGCCGGGCGCGCGGCATTGCGCGCCCGATGCAGGAAGGCCAGTTCATCGGCTGGGTGGGTTCACGCCCAGGCTGGCAGGCCGGGCGTTCGTGCGCAACCCGTGAAACGCCCGGCAGTAGGCTGTTCAAGAACCGCAAGATGGTGCTGCCCTCGCCTGATGCACTGACCCGGCCTGACGGCGTTGGCGTGACGGATTGACTAACGGGTGGCTATTTTGCGTTCCAGGCTGCGCTGGATACATTACCCGCATAAAATGATGCGCCCACCTACACCCGCCCGGATGCCACCGCCTCGCGCAGCAGCGCATCAAGCGGCCACTGCGCGGCCACGCATGTCTGCCTGCAAAGCCAACTGGGCGATATACGCTGAACGGCTTTCGCCCGCCAAACTGGCCTTGTTATCCAGCAAAGCCAAGATACGGCGCGGCAGGGTAATGTTGACCCGCTCGGCGCGCTCATCCATCCACGCCGGATCGACCTGCACCACCGCCCAAATCCAG